CGTCTAGCATAATGCTTATTCAAGCACCAATCCTTACACAACGATCTATTTATTGGTTGTACTCTCATCTAGTTCTCTGATAAAGTTCTTGATCATGGTTATCTCCCCCATACGAGCATAGCTACTGTCCCCTTCTGAGTGGTATAACTTGTAGATCCGGTCATTGATGTACTTGTCAATACGCTGTAATTTCTTCTCTGCTGTCATTGCCCCATTTTTCGTTTATTGCCCGTTGTAAAATATCTACACCTCCGAAGTGAAACCTCTTCCCGTCAAACGTACCCTCAATAGGCATCTCAATAGGGTTCTCTTTGCCTCCGGTCATGTGTGACTTGATCTTTGCCGTCCATATCTTAGTGATGTTCCAATCATTCGCATCCTGCTTGTACCTATGCACGACAATCATGTCATCCGTCCTGTTCTCAAACATCCCACCATGCTCCACATCCGCAGCATTCGGTGGAGATACCTGGTCAGCGTACTGATGGTCTTCCTTGTGTCTTCGCCTCTTGGCATCTGTGTTCGGGTGTACACAAAGATACAACGCAACTCCCTTATTGTCTCTCCATTGCCTAAGATCCGTCAGAGCATCGTAATTGTAGTCGTAGCTGCTCTTGTATTTGCCTTTCTCTGTGTCTTTCTTCAAACTACTCCACGGGTCAATTATAATGGCGTGGTAGTCTTCTGTGAGTCTCTTATCGGCTGCTGCCATAATGCCATAGACGGACGTAGGTGTGTGAGACTCCACAAAATCCATATACTCGTTCACCTTATCGTAAGCATCACTAACTTGTTCTGCCGGGATATGTCTTAGGTCAGCATCCAGGATAGCGTTCACACACATCACTATGAGTTCAAGTCGAGAGTTCTCACTACTCCATACCAAGGTTTTTTTGCCTTGCCGTATAGACTGCAATAGGCACATATAGGTTATCAAAGTAGTCTTCCCCGATCCTGAGTTCCCCAAGAGGACAGTAAAGTTCTGTTTGTATAACCACCACTTGTCGATGATCTCAGAACCCCAAGTCTCTCCTAGTTTAATCTCGCCTCTGCGATACTTATGTACGAACTCTAGGTCTTTACTCACTCCACTCCGCGTTTAGTTCTTTTGCCGTGATGTCATACTTTGCTACAAACTCCTTCCAAGTCATTGTGATTCCCGTGTACTTTACATCATATACAGGTCGCTGTATATTCTGCTTAAACGGGTTCTTTTGGTTTGGGTTGTAGATCAAAGCAAATCGTTCTTGACGGGTTAGTTTTGGTATAAGCTCCCCTTGCTCTGTTACCCTAAAGTTCTTCATAGATGGGATGATGTAGTCGCGCTTTGCGTAACACCACCCCGTCAATGTCTCCTTAGTAGGGTATTCCTGTTGGTAATACACTAACTCAATCACGAGTCTAGTCTTTTAGTGATATCATCGAAACGCTTTGCAGCATCCAGGATTTGCTCACGAGTGAAGAATCCGTCACAGAACAAGTCGTTGGCATAACTCACCACAACCGATCCATTGTCTCCGATAGACTTTGCGTGACCCATCAACTCCTTGGCGAACTCTTCAATGTTTGCAAGTTCTACCTTTCCAGCAATGACAGCTTTCTTTGCCCAAGATAGTGCGTAACCGGACATAGCTCCTTTCTTGCCACCACCCTGACTGCCAAAGTTGTTAGGCTTACCTAAACTTAGTCGTGTGCCGTACTGAGTATCCTTCTTGGACTTGACCTCAACCTCGTCACCGACTTTCCATTTCCCTTCTGACTTAGCATTCACCTCTCCCGATGTGCCGTCAGATAGTTCTACCTTTTGCTTGTAGAACGTGTCTCCTTGGTACTCAAATGTACCCGCATTTTCTGCTTTTGTGATTTTCATAGTATTTCTAATAATGATATTGTCTGTGGTTTTTCTTCCGCAATGTAGCGGTCAATCAGTTCTTTGTCTGCAATCTCTGTCAGGAACTCGTGATAGTTGTCGTATGTGTAGTCATACTCCCTTTGCACATGTTCCCCTCTATGATCCAAACTATCCTCTGTAAAGGTTATTGTGTTGTAGTCATTCTCGCGCACCCAACGCCAAAATACCTCAACGTCAACAGCACTCGTTTGCCCGTCTTCCTCTACAATGTAAAGGTTATACAGGTCTTCGTCGTAATAGTATCTCGTTTTCATAGAGGCAAAGTAATGCCAAAAGAACGAGAGTACCAAATAATAAATGTCAGTTGTTTGTCAGGAAACCCGATTTCATCCTCTCATACAGCTCTTCCACCGTCAACGTGGTGTGAATGTGGCAATGACTCATATCAGCCTCAACCTCCTCATCTGTCAACATACCGGACTTTATGAATATAACAGCCCCACTATCCTGCGGAACTACATACGATACGTCATCTATGTTTAATAGCCCGTATTGCTGCTCTACAAGCCCTAAATCAGCCAAGTCTCCAACCCTCTCAATTAGTATAGGTATCTTGATTATCATAGATCCATCATTACGTTTATCGGTAGCGTACCGTCTTCTAGTATTACCCCACTTCCTATTGCAGGTTTCCCATAATGTTTTAGGTACTCAATCGCCTTCGCCATTTTCTTAGTGTCATCGTCAAAGTACCCTATGCCAAGATTGCACCTGTTACATAGCACACCTCTGACTACGTTTGTTGTGTGGCAGTGGTCAATGTGTCCCGTGTTAGAAAGCTCTTTATCGCATATATCGCAATGGGTTGTTGCGTACAGTTCGTCCGCCTCTTCAACGGATATACCATAGGTGCTTGAGGCTTTTTGACAGCGTATCTTGTGCTTATTACTTGCCCTATACTCCCTAGCCCACTCAGCCGTGCACTCTCTACACTCATACCGCCTATATTCTGTTCCGCTCCTTTTGGGGAAACTTAGTAACGGCTTCGACTCCTTGCATACCTTACACTCTCTCATAAATCCATTAGAATATTAATAGGCAACGTACCATCCTCAAGTATAACACCACTACCAATACAAGGTCGACCAAAGTGCCTGGCATACACCATAGCGTAGCTATCCTTGTCAATCCCACACCCGACTTGCATCCCGAATACTTTAAATCTTGCCCCTACCACATACTGCGTGTACGCCTCTGTGTGCCAATGTCCACATACGGTAGTCTGCATATTCTTTCTTGCTCGTGCTATCGCCTTACCCCCACCGTCACCATGAACGTACAACACATCGTCAATCGTCTTATGCTCTACAAACTCCCACTTAGGAGTGTTAAGTACCTCTTTGTAGTCCCGTATCCACGCCCTTGGTATACCACCTGTGAACGCCTTACGCATAATCATCCTGTCGTGGTTTCCGATAATAACAGTAGCTTCGGGGAACGCCTTATGCCAACGCTCTATCCTCTTCTGTGCTAACTCCAACTCATTCCCAGCACCCATCCCGTCAGGATCAGTCTCGTGGTAAGATGAGTAGTGGTTGTCAATCACATCTCCCATAAAAACTACATCGGTAACATTGTACTTGTTGGCTAGTTCAATGTTGAAATCCAGGTACTCGTCCAAGCAGAAAGGTTCGTGAAGATCCCCAATAGCTAGTACAGCTCTCCCGTTCTTGCCGCGCATCTCTAGCACGGCTTCGTACTCGTGTGGTTTCAGCCTTATTCTAGGCGTACTATGAGTTTTTGTATAGTCCATTTGAACACTCTTATAGATAGTAGCGTGAGCAATACCCACATCCACCATTTAGTCTTTCTAGTCTTATACTTTATTGCCGTCTTCTCGCGTATCTGAATCAGCGTGTCCGGCTTCTGAGTGAGCGTGATTAGAACTGTGTCTTTGTTCTCTACGGTGTCTTGCCGAATAATCACTCTTGCCCTCGCATCCCCGTTAGTCACCTCAATAGTGTCATGTAAGTAACGAGTTACCGCCACTGTGTCTAGCCTTGGTGTGAATCTGATCTTGTAAATAGTGTCTATCGAATGAGACTCCATTTGGCAGAGTGGTGGATACTTTTTGCAAAGCCTATCCATTCTGCGAGTCATCCTCCTCTCGTAGCTACACGATGAAAGCATAGCTAATATAAGGAATACGAACCCTAAAAATATTCTCTCTCTATCCGACATAAGTCATCGTTGCATCGGGAAACATCACATTACAGTAATTGTAAATATACCCGTCCTCTATATCTATGGTAAAGTAATTACCACCTAGCATTATATCCTCGAATATCATTCTCCTTTTATTAAGTAATTCCTCGCAGCCTCTATAACTTTTGGGTCATCCTTCAAAAGACCCAAAGCTGTATTACAATTACTACACAATATACCTCTAGCGTCTCCTGTGGCGTGGTCATGATCTATGCAGGGCTTTGCTAGTGTTTCTCTACATATTTCGCACTTATTGCCATAGGTTCTTGACCGAGCTTCAAACCAATCTTTAGTAACCCCATACTTTGCGTACCTATTAGACTTTCCGTGCTTGTAATTTGGGTTATCCTTTCCGTGTCTTGTCGATGCTCTGCCCTTTTTGTGTGCCAAAGTCGCAGCTTCTGATCTACTTCTTAGCGTTAAACCCCAGCGATTCTTGGCTTTATAAACCAATGACTCATGAGAAACACCCAAACGCTTAGCTACCTCCCTAACAGGCAACTCTTCCTCGTAGTACATTCTCTTAAACTCATCAATCATGTCAATCTGCTCCATCTACTGTTATAACCTCGAATATCATAATGAGTAAATGTGTTATACCGACCTAAACCACCTTCCTTCATCTTGCCTTGCGCGATAAGTTCCTCAATCAGATCCGCTACCTCTTGCGGGGTCATCCCGTCCACTATAATGTCTGCTGCACAAGCGTATAGGTGCTGCGAGTTCTTTGCTCCACCTATCCTGGTATTATAGTCTCTGTGTCGATAGCCCGAATTGACTCTTATTGCTGCTCCGGCATAATCTCGAAGGACTTGCAAGTTCTCCGCAAGTTCGATCACATTCGCTATATACTCTTGTGGTATGCGAGTGCCATCGTTGCAGTAAAACTCACGTATGTTAAAGTTGTCGGTCAGTTGCATTACTTCAAATATAACAATTCTGTGTAAACTCCGTCTTCCTCTTTTAGAATCAACCCCTCTAACACGAGTCCGTTAAATGGCTGCTCCTTCCTATATGCCCCCTTGGCATCTATCCTATCACAGAACTCAAAGTCTGCTTCTCTACTCCCTCCCGTTACATGATGTAGGTATTTCCCTTCCAACTCTTTGCGTGGGACACCTGTCATGTTTGTGAATGACTCGCTGACCGATTCGATAAGTACACCAAACTCTGTTCTACGCATACGAACAACCGCAACTACATCTGAGTTGCACAATTCCTCATCTATGCGAATAGCCTTCTTCCGCTTTACTGTGCTTGTGTGTAGGCTCTCTAGTATAGTATCTAGCTTATGAGATACTGCCTCTACCTTGCTGCCTCTTACCTTGAATTTCATTTCTGTATATCCCTTATTAGCTCCTTAAGCTCGTTCAGCTTGTCTGTGATTTGCCTCATCTCTGCCGGGTCAGGTAACTTCTCCTCCACTAGCGCAATGATCCGCAAAGACTTGTCAGATAGATCGTGTAGCTTCTCATCCTTCTCTTTGTTATCCTTGTAGAAGGTATAAGCAAAGAACCCCAAGACAAATACGAGCGCACCAAAGGCAACCCCATTGTATGGAGTAATCTTAAATGCGTGTTCTGCTGCCTTCTGTGTCAGGTCAAATATTAAACTGCTCATTTTCCCGTGCTTTCTTTGTGTGGTTTTCGTCTATTGCATTAAGTATTCCAGCTAGTAATCTACCCATACCCGTCAAATGTCCTCTCGCCTCATTCACTCCCGTCACATGGCTGACAGTCAAATCAGGGCTTCCGTATTCTTTCCTGCCCAACTTGTTCTTCAAGAACCAATCATTGAACACATCTCGACAAAGTACATTCCCCTTCTGATCGTCCGCAAAAGCTAGTTGGTGGTAGTATGCCTCCATTTTTGTCGTAAAGTGGCTTATCCGACCTCTAATGATGCTCCTCGCTAAGAATTTAACGTGGACATAGATAAACCCAAACGTACCGAACGTCAGCATCAGCAATCTTGCAGCAATCAGTAGTACTAAACTTTTTATCATTGTGGTATCTCGCAATAATCGTATGTCTCCGGTAGCATAAAACTAAACTCTGCACTTATACCCACGTAGTCGCTACCATGCTCGTGGACAAAGTTACTCATTTCTGTGGAACGCTCGAATTGGAATCCGTGTATGTACTGCTCGTAATCCATCGTAGCGATAAAGTCATCCATGATCTTGTCGCAGTCACTCAAGGCATCCTTCTCATTATCCATATTCTTGTTGAGTACATCCATAAACACAACTTGCATCTTCACTTCCCTTGACGTACCCTGGACTGCCACCCCGTTATTGTAGAACCACATCACCGCACCATTTGTATTAGTTGTGTCTACCTTCTCAGGAGTGGTGTACAGAACAGATCCGATCATATAGTGATCGTACCCGAACTCTTCTAGCTCTATTTTTAATTCGTTTAGGGTCACACCAATTCTCTTAAATAGGTTAGTGCTGCGTTAATGTCTGTCATTGGCAACTCATAAGCCTCTGCCTCGGCTAGTGTGCTGAGTGCTTCAATCTGCGCCCGTGCTGTCTCGTGAAGTTGGTAGAACTCGCCTATCTTCGTTTTGAGGCTGCTCAGTTCATTGTTGCGCCCTGTGTCCTTCAAGTAGTCGTGTTGATGTTTGCCCTCTTCAAAGGCTGTTATTCGATGTGATTTGAGTTCTAGCAGTAGCTCCTTTTTGAGATCCACTAATGACTTGCCCAAACTCACCACCTCGAAAGTGTAGTTGCTCCCGTCCTCTATGATGTTAGTCGTGCGCTTGTGTGTTCTGCTGTTGTATGTCGGTTGCACTAATGGCTTAAATCCATAGTCCGCAGCGTTCTGCTCGGTGATTGTCACCCACTCTGTTCGCCCATCAACTTTTACCCCTATTTCTTCGGGCAGTTTGTTGTATTTGACTATCTCGTTATTTTCTTTTCTTGCGTACATATTAGCTTGTAAAGTCTCCGTAAGGTGTGCCGCTTCCTGAGTTGTAAAGGGTTGTTACGTCTGAGGCACTTAATTCTCT